CGTCGCAGCGGCAAACACCGGGCGGCGCTTTATCGGAATTGAAATGGATGCCGATTATTTCACAGTAGCACAAGCCCGTATCCAGAAGGCACAGGCCGACGCAATAACCAATAAAATGAGAGAGGCGACACGATGAACCGCACAGACATCTTGGACGCAGCGCGACAGGCCGTCACGGTCGATAGGGCCGCCACGCATGGCCAGCTTGAGGACTCTTTCGGGCTGGTGGCGGCGTACTGGTCGGCGCACCTCGGAACGCCTGTCAGCCGGTCTGACGTAGCCGTGATGATGATCCAACTCAAGCTGGCCCGGATCAAGACCAGCCCGGAACACGCGGACCATTGGATGGACGTGGCGGGCTATGCGGCTTGCGGTGGTGAGGTGGCCGTAAAATGATGCCCCGGCCCAGCATTTACTACAATGATAATTGCCCTCAGGTCTGCGCGTGGATCCGGCAGTTGATGTTTGACGGGCTGATCCCCTATGGCGTGGTCGATTCCCGGTCGATCCTTGATGTGAAGCCCGCCGACCTGGAAGGCTTCACGCAATGCCATTTCTTTTGCGGGATTGCGGGCTGGGCCTATGCCTTGAAGCTGGCGGGATGGCCTGCCACGCGCCCGGTTTGGACCGGATCACCCCCTTGCCAGCCGTTCAGTGCGGCGGGAAATTTGGAAGGAAAAGACGATGCACGACACCTTGCCCCCCATTTTATCAGTCTGGTCAGGGCTTGCCGCCCCCCTGTGCTGTTTGGCGAACAAGTCGCAAGCGCGGCAGTGTTCGGAAAGTCTGCAAAGCGCGTTGGAGGCGAACCTGAATGGTCCTGGCTCAATGATCTATCAGACCGTCTGGAAGCCGCACACTACGCCGTTGGGGCGTCAGATATACCGGCTGCGGGCGTCGGCGCGCCGCACATCCGACAGCGAACCTTCTTTGGTGCGGTCCGGCTGGCCGACGCCAATGGCCGGGACGCCTGCGCAGAACGGGAACAACGAAGCGGGCAACAACGACTCAAGCCGCAAGACGGTGGCCCTGAGCGGCTGGCCGACGCCGACGACCAGAGACCACAAGGACGGCAAGGAATGCCCCAACGTCCCGTTGAACGCGCTGCTGGGTCGGGTGGCCTGGCTGACAGCCAACCCCCAAGCGGCACGGATCACGGCGGATGGGACGATGTTGACTGGCTGTTCTGCCGGGATGGAAAGTGGCGGCCAGTTAAATCCAGCGTTCAGCGGGTGGCTGATGGGCTTCCCGGAAGCGTGGTGCCATGCGGCGCTCACAGCCCGCTTGCGCAAAGCACCAAAGAAGCCCGCCGCGTGATGCGCCTGCGCGGGTATGGGAACGCAATCGTGCCGCAAGCCGCCGCGCTGTTTATCAAGGCGTTTGACACAACCGTCAATAAATGGCAATAGTAACCCGAAGGAGTCTGACCGATGCCAAAACGAGTGAGAATGTCGCCGGAAGGTCGGCGCGAGGTGATCATAAAAGCGGCCATTGCCCTGACGCGTGAGGCGGGCTGCATCGACTCATGGTCGCGCCAGGACGTGGCCTGCAAGTGCGTGCCGCAGACAAGCCAAGAGACGGTGAAGCATTATTTTTCGATGCCTGATCTGCGCGATACCGTGCGGGCGCTGCTGGATAAGTAACAGCTAGTCCCGGCTTTCAATTGCGTCTGCGATCCGGTTGAGCGCCTCAGCGATCCCGCTTCCAGCCGTCAGAATGGCGATTGACAGGCGTTCGGAATCGTAAGAACGGTCAGAGTTGGCAGTTTCCATCTGTTTTGCAATCTGGTCCAAACCGGTTCGCTTTTCGCTGTGTTCGTCTTCGCCTGCGATAAGCAAAATTGCTTGGGCTATATTTGATAGGTCGGTCATTGGAGTGGTCCTTTATGAGGGTTGACTTGTCACACATTACTTATCATGGTGTTAAGTCAAAGGCAAGCGCACAAAGGGCATCATGGAAAAGCTAAACGACTATTTGAAGGGCCGCACGGCCCGCGATCTTGCGCGCGATGTTGGCGTGTCCGAGGTCTGCATATCTATGTTGCGCAGCGGCAAGCGAACACCATCGCTCAGTCTGGCACGGCGCATAAAGCAGGCAACCGATGGCGCTGTGGACTATGACGCGTGGGGGTTTGTCCAATGATCGACGCCGCACTGCTATATGCCAAGCGCGGATGGATGGTCTTTCCGGCACCTGTCGGGACCAAGAAGTCACACATTGCAGCCGCGCAGCGGGGCGGACCAAGATGGGGCGCAACGTCAGACCATGACACGTTGTGCCGATATTGGACGCAGTTCCCCAAAGCCAATGTGGCCGTCGTGACCGGCCAAGTGTCCGGGATATTTGTGATCGACGTCGATACAGACGCGGGACATGGCGTTGACGGATTTGCAAGCCTTGCCGCGCTTCCAGGTGCCATGCCTGAAACGCTCACCGCTCAAAGTCCGAGCGGGTCCAAACACTTCTATTTCAACTGGCCCGACACAGGAACTATCCGCAACAGCGTGGGCAAGATCGGGCCGGGGCTGGACGTGCGGGGCGACGGCGGGATGGTCATCGCCCCGCCGTCTGTCAAACCTGACGGCGGCGTTTACATCTGGAACAACAGCGCACCGATTGCGGATGCGCCAGCGTGGCTGCTGGAAATGGTGTGCAGCACCGATGCGCCCCAGACCGATGCGCCGCGCCGCGCCACACCACCCGCGCTGGGTGAGGTCGAGGAACTGCTGACATATATCGACCCGGACGCGGGCGGATATCAGGATTGGCAGAGGATAATATCTGCCATTCACGATGCGTCCGGTGGGTCTGACGACGGCATGGATCTGGCCGACAAATGGTCAGAACGCGGGGCGAACCATAAACCGGGTGAAGTGCAGGACAAATGGCCCACTTTTACATCGGGTAAAGGCGGCGGATCAGGCATGGGGTCGATCGGATACCATGCGCGGCAGGCCGGGGCGGACGTGGCGGCGATAGGGGCGCGACACCGCCTGTTGAACATGCCCGGCCCGTCTCACGTTCCAGCCGGGATGATGCCAGACGCGCCGGGGCAGGGAATGCCGACAGCGCCACGGGCGGACAGTGTAGTCGATCTGATCTGTGCGCGGATTAAAGACAACCCCCTGACAGCCGTGGAATTGCTTGCGGATGAAGTGGCGCGGCTGTTGCCAGCCGATCGGGAAAAGGTGTTAGAGTTCTGTCAGGAGTATCGCATCAAAGTAAAGATGCAGGCGGCAGTGAAGCGGGCTGTCACGGCTTTTCTGGCGGCCAAAGGTGCTGTTGCGTTGCAGACGCCGGAATATGCCGAGTTGAGTTATTACTTCATTGTCCGAAACGAGGACGGGCAGGCGGTGGCGGTGGATGCGAGGGGCGGGATGCAGCCTCAGACCCGCACACAGTTCCGGGATGCCATGGCGCAACTGCCACCGATCATGATCGAGGATAAGGCCACAGGCAATGCCCGCGCCAAGCTGGCAGCGGATTATTGGTGGGAGCATCCCGACACGCTCAGTTATCACGCAACGGGATATAATCCGCTGGAGGGTGTTGAACTTTATGACGACAAGGCGCGCAAGATCCGCAACGTCTACGAGCCAGGGCATACCGCGCCCGCAGCGCCTGTGGGGCCTGAAGCGGTTGAGCCGTTCCTGCACGTTATCCGGTCAAACTTCCCGGACGCATCAGATCAGCACACGCTGTTGCAAATTCTGGCACATCTGGTGCAGCGGCCCGGCGTCATGTTGCGGTGGGCGCCCGTGATGCAGGGCACGCAGGGGTGCGGTAAGGGAACAATTTCCCAAGCCGTCGCATATTGCCACGGGCGCAAGAACGTGGCGCACCCGTCGCCTGATGTGATTGCCACAGACTTCAACGGATACATGCACCAAAAGACGCTGATCGTGGTGAATGAGATAGGCGATCACAGTAAGCGCGAATTGTCGGTGCTGTCTGAAAAGATCAAGCCATGGATCACAGATGACGACGCCCACATTCATGGTAAAGGTAAAGGCTCATTCGACACGCAGAATTTCACCAACTGGATATTTACCACCAACCATCTGCATTGCATGCTGGCCACGCCGGGCGAACGCCGCTACGCACATTTCATCTCAGCCCTGCAAACCGAAGATGAAGCCGCGCGGGCGTTCTATCCCGAATGGTGGACCGGCGGCACGGGTGACTGGTGGGGGTCCTACTACGATTGGTGGGGTGCGGGCGGGGCCGAGGCGGTGCGGGGCTATCTGGGTCACCTGGCGCTTGATGTGGTGCCGTCCCGCGCGCCTGTGACGTCGAGCACGGCTGAGGCGATGCACGCGGGTGACGGGGCTGCTGCGGGGCTGATCCGGTCGGCTGTGACGGAAGGGGCTGTAGGCTTCAGGGGCGGGTGGGTGTCGCTCAATGCGGTGCGCGACCTGTTGGAGTCTGAAGACCTCAAAGTTCCGGGCGGCCCGTATCTGGCACGGCAGCTTGAACAGATAGGCTACAGGCACACTACGCGGTGCAACACGTCGCCATCTGAAGCGAAACGATTCCCCAAGGCACCGAACAGATGCCGCCTGTATCATATCGAAGACCATACAGGCACCGACCCCGCAAGCATTATGGCGATGTATGACGCAGCGCAACGATTGGAGGACGGCGGGCCGGTGCGGTCAACAGTAATTAAGATGCCCGGTCTATAAATTACCGTTAAATTAACGCCCCGCCCCATTAAATTGTGGCGGGGCTTTTTTATGGCTCTGCCCGGATAGTCTGGGCTTGTGCCCGGATGAAAATTCAAGCGTCACACCTGTTAAGTGTTTGGTTTATATACATATATTCTGTTGTGCCCAAACTGTGACGGTATATTGAAGTGTTTCATTACGTGCAAGAAATGTAAGGTTTTATAAATACTGTAAATTATAAACGATGGCTTTTATACATTCTTTCCCGTTATAGCCACAGGTTTGGAAGCGTCACGGTCCGGGCAGAAAATGGATAATACTAAAAAAGGTTTAAGTTTATCAATGGTTTATGAGGTGTGACGGACTTTTTAGATATGTTGTTTATCCGGGCAGCAGATTTTTGCTTGCATCTGGTGGCAATAAGCGGCAATATCACTCAAACACAACCGGAGGAACACCATGCCAATGCCCCGCAACGGATTTGACAACCTGGCCGCAGTGGCCCGCATGAACACGGACAACACGTCACATCATCGGGAACGCTGGCCGTCTCTGGATTGGGTGTGGGATGAACTGGACGATCTGCGCCGCTGGCAGGACGAGGCGGTTGATCCTGACTATCATGATGCGCTTGAAGCAGAGCGGAGCGCGCTGTCAGACGCGCTGTACGAGGTCGAAGAGCAGCGGGACGCGCTGTCCGAGGCCGTCCGGCTGCTGCTAGAGCCTGAGCCGGACATGGAGCGCGTGCAGGACATTCTGATGGGGGGTTGGTCATGACTGATAACGCGGAACAAGCCGCACGCATGCGGGCCATGTGGTCTGCCGTGGCATT